CTTGGGAGACATCTAAGGATGGTAATTTGGATTTATGGCAGTATCCTGATTGGGATAGTAATTATATTCTTGCTGCCGATGTTGCATTAGGTGTAGGTCAAGATTATTCTTGTGCAGTTGTTTTAAATACTGATAGAGAAATAATTGGTTTGTATAGAGACAACCACATTGACCCTAGTAAGTTTGGTGATTTGTTATTTTATTTAGGTAGGTACTATAATAATGCTTTATTAGCTGTTGAAAGTAATTCTATGGGTGTTGCAACCCTATCAAGATTAATGCAAATGAATTACGTTAATTTATATAAACAAACTAAAATATCTTCTTTGTCAAAAGAAGAAGGACTTACTCCCGGATTTAGAACAACGCAGGTTACTAAACCACATATAATAGGTAATCTTAAAAATGCTGTAGAAAATGATGATATATGGATAGCATCTAAGACTATTATACAGGAATTAAAAGATTATGTTAGTACCGACTCCGGAAGAACTGAAGCTGCTGCTGGGTGTCATGATGATACTATTATGGCTACAGCTATTGCCCTAGAAGTTTTAAGAACTCATTATGATAGATTAACAAAAGATAAAGTACCATGGTCTCAACGCTCAGACTATGTTGATGAGGATGAGACCCAATGGCTTTAAGAGTTCCCATTGTCCTCGCTGCTCCGGCGGAAGCAGGGGATAAATCCGCCACTTAATGGAGGTATGTATGAAAGAAAAATTAAAAAATTTTAGTAAGAAATTCGGTGAAGGCACAGCCTGGGATTTAGATTACGGTAAACTATTAATAATTGGTTTGTTAGTTTATCATATCTTTATACAATGAAAGCCAGGTGTATAAACACAAAAATTATAACTTTAATTGACGAAATATCACCAGAAGAATCTATAGCTATGATTGCATTAGCTGAAGCACTGGGTATTAAACTTACAATAACTAAGTCATGTAAGATACTAATATTTAAATGTGATACGTTAGATGCACCATTACAGTTACTAGCTGAGATGGGTTTAACAGAATATATAGGTGCAATGAAAGAAGTTATAGAATGGGAAATGGTTGAAGATAATTATTCAGCCGAAGTAATTGATTTCATGGGAGAAAAGTAATGGCTGAGAGAGATCCACGATTAAAAAGAGCTGGAGTATCAGGTTTTAATAAGCCTAAAAGAACTCCAGGGCATCCTACTAAATCACATGTAGTGGTAGCTAAGCAGGGTGATAAAATTAAAACAATTAGATTTGGACAACAAGGTGTACGTGGTGCTGGTAAAAATCCTACAAGCGCAAAAGATAAAGCACGTAAGAAATCTTATTATGCTAGACATAATGCACAGGATTCAAGTCCAAGTAAATTAAGTGCCAGATATTGGTCACATAAAGTTAAATGGTAGGAGAGTTTTTGTTATGGCAGTTAATGCAGCAGGTAATTATACCAAACCAACAATGCGCAAACGCTTATTTAATTCGATAAAAGCAGGTGGCAAAGGTGGTAGACCAGGTCAATGGTCAGCACGTAAAGCTCAAATGTTAGCTAAACAATATAAAGCTAAGGGCGGAGGTTATCGTGGCTCTAAGTAAAGGGCAGAAGAGTTTAAAGAAATGGGGTAAAGAAAAGTGGCGTACAAAGAGTGGTAAGAATTCTACTGTAGGTCCTAAAGCTACAGGCGAAAGATACATGCCGTCGTCAGCTATAAAATCTTTATCTGCAAAAGAGTATGCAGCGACATCAGCAAAGAAAAGAAAAGATACTAAAGCTGGTAAGCAGCATTCTAAACAACCAAAGAAAATTGCAAAGAAAGTAGCGAGGCATAGATGATATTTTTATTTCAACAACTACTATGGCTAATAGGAAACAGAAATAAAACATTATTAGATAAGCTACTTGATAAAAGTAAACATAGGTTGTATTCAACAAATTTTGAAGATCTATGTAAATAATAAGGAACCGAGGACATGTTTGAAGCATTTATATTAGTATGCTCAGTATATAATTATACTGATTGCCGTACATTAAAAGATTTAAATGGCCCTTATATAAAAATAGAAGAGTGCCATAAAAGAATTAAGCAAATGAAATTTGACGCAGAAAATGAATTACCTTTTGTAGTTATAGATCATATGTGTACCGATCAGTTTACAGACCGGGAAAAGCACAATGGTAATGAAAGCAATACAAAAGAATCTGGAAAAAAACTCAAGGTTTAATGAGTATGATGAGGATGGTGATGGCGTAGTTTCTGATGAAGAACTATTGCATTTAAAAGAAATAAAAGAAACAGAAGCTGCACTGCGTAAGCAGTTGGGCCAACTTAGAATGGCAAGATATACATTAATAGGTATGGGTGTATTTACACTAGCTATGTTTTTACCATGGGTACCATTAGAAAGAGTTGAAGCTTTGTCAGATGTAAGTAACTTATTTTATATATCAGGTGCTGGTATAGTTGGTGCTTATATGGGTACATCAGCATGGATGAGTAAAAGAGGATGATATGGTTATCAACGGACAAGGATGGGATAATCATGAAGAAAGTTTTGAAGAAACATTAAGAAGAGAAATGTTAGCTGCAAGACAAGATTTATGGTTAATTAAAATGGATTTAAAAGAATTACAGAAAGCCCATTATAAATTATTAAAAAGAAATAGAGAACTATTAGCAGAGCTAGCAAATAAAAAAGAATGCACATGTTAAAATCCCAGGAGCGGAATATGTTTGAAAGATATATACAAGATGGTAGAGACCCTAAATACTTATCAGGTAAAGATAAGAAAAAGAAAGAGCCTCGTACTCTTCCTAAGCCAGGATCTTATTCAGTTAAAGATTTAGAAGATCTAAAAAAGAAAGTGCTTATGCATCAGGGAGGAGCTAAATGACTTCTTATGAAAAGGTAACTGATGAGCAGCTTATTACTTTAATTGACGAAGGAGTAATGAATTCTACCGGAGATTTTTTAAACTCTTCTGATTTAACTAAAGAAAGATTAAAAGCAACATATGAGTATGCAGGAGTACCTGAATATCACTTAATGCCTCAGGGTGTTTCAACAATAGTTGATACTTCTACAACTGAAATAATTGAAGCATATACTGCAATTATATCTGATTTGTTTCTAAGTAATAATAAGTTAGCACGTTTTGTACCCTATGATGACACACCGGGCAGCTTTGCTGCGGCCAAAGATGCATCAAACTTAGTTAATTATTGTTTGTTTAAAAAGAATAATGGCTGGGAGTTAATGCAGCAGTGGATTAAAGCATCTTTATTATGGAAAAATTCTATATGCCGTTGGACATATGTAGAAGAATTTGATCATATGTTTGAAGAGTTTGATAAAATATCTCAGTCAAAACTAGATGAGCTACTTGCAAACGATAGTATTGAAGTAGTTGGTGAATTACAATTTGAAAATAGCTTTGAAGAAACTAATCCTTTAGCAGGAGAAGAAATAAAAGCTGAACTAACCTACATAAATGTACGTATAAAAAGAACAATAAATAAATCTCGTGTAAAGATAGACTTAATACCACCGGAAAACTTTAGAATTTCTAGAGAAGCTACTACAATTGAAGACGCATCTTTTGTTGGTATACAAACAGAGATGACAAGATCGGAAATACGAAAGTATTATCCTGAAGCTAGTGCAGAAATTACAGACTGGGATGAGTTATATAGCGATAATTGGGTAGGATCTTCAAAATATTCTGAAGATATAGCAGCAAGAAAAGAAATTACTGGTCAAGAATACTGGCAAGGCAGTAATATGTACGATGTTGAGCCATTAGAAGCTAACAAAAACCTTGCAGTTACAGAATCTTGGGTGCATGTAGACAGAGATGGCGATGGTATTGCAGAATTAAAGTATATTATTTCTGTAGGTACACATATATTACACGAAGAAGACGTTGATCACATACCATTAGCTTCTATTGTACCTATTGATATACCATTTGAGTTTTATGGTTTATCAATGGCAGACTTTGCTAGATCATCTACGCTAGCAAGTACAGCAGTGCTAAGAGGTTTTGTAGAAAATACTTATTTAACTAACTATAGTCCTAAGTTAGCTGATCCTAACGTAGTTGATTTTAGCGCATTGCAGAATATGAAGCCTAAACAGATTATACCTACTAATGGTAATCCTGTAGGCGCAGTGCAACAAATGGCACCTGAGACTATATCTACAGGTACTGTACCATTATTAGAATACTTACAGCTAATAAAGGAGCAAGCAACGGGCATGTCGAAGGCCGCACAAGGCCTTAATGATACTTTGTATATATCAGGTAACTCAGAGCAGAAACTAGCTGCTGTGCAGTCTGCAGCGCAGAAAAGAATACAACATATTGCACGTAGGTTTGCTGAGACTGGATTTAAAAAGTTAATTGCTGGTATTTATCATACTATGTCTAAGAATATGAAAGGTATGATTGCATATAATATGGATGGTATCTATGGTACTGTTAATATGGATGACTTACCAAAAAATATGGAAGTTGAAATAGCATTAGATATAGGTGAAAACTCGAATAGTAATATGATTCAAAAGCTATCTAAGATAGGTTCAGATATATTACCAGCTCTTAATACTCAGGGTGCAGGTATAGTTATTAAACCTGAAGCACCTGCTTTATTAGCAACTAAATTAATTGAAGCTATGAATATAGATAGTAATGATTTCTTAGAAGATTATACTACGGATGAGTTTAAACAGAAAGCTGTAGAAGCAATGCAAAGTCAATCTCAAAAAGCTGAAGTAGATATGGGATTAGCTCAAAGAAAAGCTGCGGCAGATTCCGCTTTAGCGGAGGCGAATGTAGGTTTTACACAAGCTCAAACTAAAAATACTGAAGATGATAATGCAAAACAATTAGCAGTAGCTATTGATAAACATTATCAAGAATGGGCAGACCTTAATATTAAAGCAACTAAAGAAGGCGCCCCAATAGCTGAGCATCCTAATTATGCTCAAATTATAATGATGGCCAAACAAATTTTAAAGGGAGAATAATTATGG